ACCAGGGCGGAATGGTCAACCATCAGTCGTCGAAGTCGTCTGCGCTGACCGATGCAACCGGAGCCTTGTACGAAGCCCGATACAGCTTCGGCGTCGCATACCCCCGGTTCGTCTTCTTGCCCTCACCAGTGAAGGCGACCTTGATCCAGCCGCCCTCATCGACGGACTTCGCCCCGGCCTTCTTCACCGCATCACCGATCGCATCCTTCATCGACTTCCCAGCGCCCGAAGCAACCTCATAGTTGCCACCCTTGGCGAAGATCCGACGGACACCGTCATCCTCCTCGCCGTTGCGCTCATCCGTCCTGATGCTGACCACCAGCTGCATCCGCGGCGAACCATCCGCCCACGTCAACGGAGTGTTGTCCTCCATCGACGTCTGCTGGGACAGCCGCACATCAGTGATGACGCCTTCGACAGCATCACCGACGTTCTCGAACTTGGCAGCCTTGCCGCCCCCTCCGAAGAGGAAGCCTTCTACGTTCTCGCTCATGTGTACCTTTGCTCCTTGGTTGGGGTGCGGATCACCTGACGGCGATCTCGCTCTTGTGCACACCGGCCAGGACCCGAGGGTCGTTCTGGAACGGCAGCGAATATTCGGCCTCGATCGAATCGAGGAGCTTCAACACCTTATCGATATGGGCCTCGTCGGACAGCCCCTGCTTCGGGGTCGGAACCCCCGCAGGCCACTCACGAAACAACCTGTCCTTGGCCTTGTCGTGGGAACGGATCACCGTGATCCGCAGCTTGATGAATTCGAGCATTTCGAAATGCATGTCGTCTTCGCCGGGCATGTGGATTTCGGGTCCGATTCCGGTGTCGGGCACCACCTCGACCGGGAAAGCGTCATGCCCGTCCCGCCCAGCCTTCCACGCATTCCGCCACTCGTTCACGTCGAAAGCCAACAGCGCACCCTTCAACCCGAGATCGACGCTGACCCACAGCGGCGTGCACTTCGCCTGACCCACCGGCAGATGCACCAGCAACGCCCACGACCTGTCGATCGGCGGGGTCGGCAGACGCCGCTCCGTCAACACGTCATACAAGGTGCCGTCGGCGTACAAGGCCAGCTGCACGCAGTAGCCCGGCAGCGAGAAGTCCAGCTTCTTGCCGGTCTTCAGATCAGCCAGGATCAGCGTGCCCGGCTCCATGACCGCCCCCGACGGCAGGAGCAACGGCCTCGTCGTCTTGTAGATCCGGTCCGCTGTGCCCGCCGCCCGGTAGGCGTCGTTGACCATGTGCACCTCGGTCATCTCCGACACCAGGCCGAACTCGCACAAGAAGTTGGTGTAGGCGTCGAGATCGTCGGCGTACTGGTCGGGCGGATCGAAGCCGGTGTCGGCCTGATCCTCGATCCGTGCCGTCATCGCATGCAACGCCGTGCCCGTGTCCGCTGCCTCGTTCGCCGAACCCTTGTCGGCAGCCTCGTCACGCAACACCTTCTTCTCGGCCTTGTCCTCGTCCTTGCAGACGGCGACCTTCGCAGCCAACGCCTGCGACCGGGCCACCCCCGTCATCGACCGCCAGATCCGCCACTCGGTCAACGCCGACTCGTCGTCCAACAACTTGGCGTACGACGACGGGCGCCGGTAGCGCAACGACTTCTCCGGGTTGTCCGGGTCCGACACCAGCGGCGCACCGTTCGCCCGACGGAAATCGTTGCGGGCCTCGTGCTCATCTCCGAGTTCTTCGATGTCGACGCTAGGCATGGTTCTTCCTCCGGTGGTAGCCCTCACGTTCCTTGCGCCTGATGCAGGTGCTGCACGAGCGACGCCCACGGTTGTCGACCTTGTCGTACGGGTGGCCTTCGGGGCAGCAGGTCTTGGTGCGGTTGTGGACGACGCCGATGCGGAGGTTCTCTTCGCGGGTCAGCAGTCGCAGGTGGTTGATGTTGATGCACGCACGGTTGCGGCAGATGTGGTCGACGACGAGTCCGTCAGGGATCGGGCCGTGGGTGTCGATCCACACGGCACGGTGCGCCTTCAACGTCTTGCCATCACGCTTGACGTTGCCGTATCCCTCGGTCAGCTTTCCTGGCCAGAGGACGCACTCGTCGGTCAGTTCCTCGATGTCAACGGTCGGCATCGCGCACCGCCCCGAGGTCGAGGAGCAAGCCCTCCCAGCAGACGTACACCTCGTCGATGCACTTCTGGATGTCTTCCGGGTGGCCCGTCGACGAGTTCGTTTGCAGCGACGTGACAGCCAGGTCCATCGCTTCGATGGCGCTGTTCAGGTTCTGTTGGTTGGTGGCCATGATGTTCCGTTCTTGATTCGCATGATGGTTGATTGGCAGACCTTGAATCGTCGGGCGATCACGTAGGTCGATTCGTGGGTGAGCATCGCTCTGATCTCGGCGACGTCGTCGACGGTCAGCTTGGCGTTGCCGTTGGCCTCACCGAAGCGCTGCTGGTTGGCGAGTTTCACGTCGCCTCCAAGATCGTGGTGGCGTACTTGTCGAACACCCATACGACCGCGGGATTCTGGATGGTCGACAGATCGAGCAGCATCTGGGCCATCAACGCTTCGCTGCGGTTGTCGCTGGTGGCGTAGCGCACCAGGCAGTCCTGCCAGATGGCGACGGTCATCGCCGTTCCTCCAATTCGTCGATGCAGTCGGCCGCATCGCGCAGCAGCTGACACAGACCGGCGAACTCGGCGTCGTGGTCGAAGTGGTCGGCAGTGTGACGTAGTGCGGTCTGCAGGTCCGTGACCTCGATCTTCATGCCCGCTCCCCCACGTAAGTGTTGGCGAACTCGGTGAACGCCCCGTAGCGGGCGATCAGGCACGCTTCGGCCAGACCGTCCGACTTGACCAACTTGAAGCTGCTGGCGAACTCGGGGAACAGTTCGGTGGCCAGGCCACGCGAGGCGTTCTTGTCCTTGCCGGTCAACCCCATCTTCTTCTTCCACTCGGCGGGACGGACCCGCACCATGCGGAACTGGTTGGCCTGGATGACACCGAGGACGATCCCGGTGTTCAGCCCGAGCGAGTACGAGGCGATCGAACCGTTCTTCGGCATCGCCTGGGTGTGCTCGACGTAGACGGCATCCGGCTCCCACTCGGTGAGGATCTCGTCGATCTCGTGGCCGTCGGCGCGGCTGTCGTGGACCGGCATGGGGTGGACACCGGCCAGCTTGCCGTTGTGGATGACGGCGAGTCCGCCGGTGACACCTGGATCAATTCCAACGATGGTCGACATCTACTCAGCCGCCTCGTCGATCTCCTGCGTCGGTGCCTCCGGGCGCCAGGTCCGCATCAACGTCTCGACGACGAACATCGGCAGGGTCACCCCCTTGTTGTCGGCCAGTCGCTGCAGCTGTGCCTTGTAGTGCCACGGGACGCGGATCGAGATCTGCGAGGACGTGAATCGTGGGTCGGTGCGGACCACGTTCCTTGTGTTGGTTGCCATGCACCCACCCTACCACCCATCCATCCACCCGTCAAGGGGATGTTCGACGAACCTTGACCAGGTGGTCGATACTTGGCCCATGCCCAAGGGAGAGAAGATGCGCGTCGACTGGCGCCGCGACCGGTTCCTCGAATGGCTGTGCACCGCCCCCCAAGACCGGATGCCCCACACCCAGTACGAGTTGGCCGACGAACTCGGCTGCGACCGGCAGATGCTCGGTAACTGGAAGAAGGACGCCGAGTTCCTCGCCCTGTGGGAAACGCGCTACCGGCAAACCATCGGCAGCCCCGAACGCGCCGGACAAGTGATGCAGTCCCTGTTCGAGACAGCGATCGACCGCACCGACCCCCGCCAAGTCCAAGCCGCCAGGGCATACATGGACCAGATCGAATCGGCCAAGCCACAGAAGCTCGACGTCACCGTGACCAACGGCAAAGCAGCCAAAGACCTCTCCGACGACGAACTGTTCGCCATGCTCGCCAAGCGGGCCGAATCGGAGATCGCCGCCCGCCTCGACGAACGCGAAGACGTCGATGACTGACAAGATCGACAGCGGCTTCGAAGGACGCCTCGAACCCGGCACCCGACGATCCATCTTCGATCTACGACAGAAGTTCGGTGGAGTCGAAACAGCCCTAGCCGACCTCGCCGACGAGATCGTCGACTCCGACGAAGTGTTCATCGGCTCCGAAGATCCCGGCGAGGGATACGACCTGTGGTTCGACACCGACACCGGCGACCTGTACGCCTACGTCGGTGTCGGATGGGTGGCGATCACCACCGGCGGCACCGGTGGCACGGGCACCGACGAAATGTGGGTCGGACCCGACGACCCGATCGCCGCCAACCCGACCCTCGAACTGTGGGTCGACTCCGACGAACCCGCCGCATACGGCCCGCCCGGACCGCAAGGACCCCCAGGGCCGACCGGCCCGATGGGACCACAAGGACCCCCAGGTGCCGACGGTTCCGGCGGGACCGGCACCGACGAAGTGTTCATCGGACCCAACGACCCGATCGACACCAACCCGACCCTCGAACTGTGGATCGACTCCGACGAACCAGCCGCATACGGCCCGCCCGGACCGCAAGGACCGATCGGAGCGACCGGCCCCACCGGGGCGACCGGACCGCAAGGCACACCCGGCGAAGCGTGGTGGTCCGGCGCCGGGTCGAACCCTGTGCTCACCGAGCCGTTCGACAACCTCACCGCGTGGACCCTCGGCACCGGCGGCACGATCACCGCCGGAGGGCAGGTCGGCAACTTCCTGCGCATGGCCAGCGGCAACAAGCGCGGCTACCCGATCTCGGCGTTT